TACAAATTTATGTCCGCCAAGTTGTTCGTATAGGGCCAACATTATTTCTTTTATTTGTTCTTCCGAATGTTTCATTGTAATATAGGAATTAAAGCTGGAAGAGTTTCTGATTGACCATTTGCATAAGCAAGAATCTGTGCTATATCTTTGGCTAATCTTCGGCTATATTCTTCGTCACGGCCATCGTATCCATTTCTATTATGTTTTTTGAGTTCTTCTCTTATATTAGAGAGTGCTGTTGCTGTTTTCGTACAGGGATTTGCATCAAATTTAGCTTGGGCTTCATCAAATTTAGCTTGCAACTCTTTTCCTTTATTCATCCATTCTTCTTTTTTCATCGTTCTTGTCTTTTAATTGTTAGTAATGTTGTTTGTTTTAGTATTGTAAAGGTACTCATTATCAGTGAGTTAACCAAATATTTGCAACCTTATTTTGCTCATAATCAGGAGTTTAACTTTTGGTAACTTGGATATTGTAATATCAAAAACGCCGACTTTCACAAGCCGGCGTACATAAGAGCAATGAAAACTGCAATTATTAATAAATAATAAGACAGTCTTCGATGCAAAGATAGAGGTTTATAGCGATCATAAAAAGTCTTTTAGTAATTCTTCGTCACTAATAAAATCATAGTCAAATGGATAAAATGTATTAGCAAGTGCATCCATATAGTCTGGCGAACGTTTGATACGTTTCTTGATTTCTTCTTTCGGTTCAATTATAATCCGTCCATCGCTTTGGAACTTCCAGTGTGTTTCGGTTGCTTCCTCCATGAGTTTGTCACAAGGGGGAATAGCCGCCCCAAAACCGTTCTTAGGGTTAAGCCAATCACGTAAAGACCAATAGCAGTAAGCTCGCATATTGGCAAATTCATATTGTCCGGTAAGGTCATGCAAGCCTTTTGCACTCTCGGAATACTTGCAAGAATAAACATTCCTATATCCGAGTTCTTCCAGTCGGGAATATACTCCAGCTCCTTCACCTATTGTATCGATGTACGCTTTGGATTTTTTGTCAGAAAGATATATGATGTGCATTCCTGCGACATGCATGTGATCCGCTTTTCCAGCAGATTGGTGAACTTCAAATTTAGGGACATAGTTTCCGTATCGAGGGCAAAGTACACTTTCATCTCGACCCATACCAGCAACATCAGAACCAATCTTACATGATTTAGACGGTGTAAAACCTTCTTCTTGTAAACGATTCCAATTATCATTTGCAATCTCTATCCATTCATACGGAATAAGTACATCTTCGGAGACTTTTGGAAACATACCAAGTACCTTGACACGAAAAAGGTCATTAGGTCGGTATAGACCATCTTCCCACTTAAAATCACCTTCTCCTTCATTAAAATCCGCCTTCTGAATGGGAGAACACCAATTTATCACTTTATCTTTTACCCATTTATAATCTACTTGACCGGGAATGACTAATTTCCTTTTGACTACATTCTCTGCATTGAGTGAGTTTAACCGGAATTTCGCAAATCGATTGGATTTCATGGCTCGTGCGGCATAACCCGTAGTTATGTTAGGATTAAACACGATGAGTAAACGGGAATTTCCCTGTAAGTTACCTTCAATAGCATTATATGTTGCTTCTGAAATACCCGATGCTTCAGTAACGACGAACATTGTATTCACAGCGTGGAACCCAGACCATGCTTCAGTATTGTCATCACCAGCCTTAAACCCCGTCAGGAACCATTCTTCATAATTAGTCCTTATTCCGGCAGATAGAAGTCGACCGGGTAAAAATTCTGCATTTCTAAATAGTCGTGAGATTTCAGGCATCATGATGTTATATACCTGCCTTGCTGTTGGTGCAGTCATGGCAATTTTTGTATTCTTGGATAATTTGCCATCTTTCCAACGTGGAGTGAGGTACATAAAACACATAGCAGCACATGCTGCAACGAAGTCCTTACCACGAGCTGTACCTGATGCAACAGCTGTCATAGGATTGTGCTGGACAGAGGATATGATAGATTGCTGCTCGCTGTCTAAACGAACCTTCAAAACATCACGGCAAAACCTATTCCAGTCTTCTATCCATGACTTTAAGTAGCGTATGTCCTTGCGTACATGGCTCATTCCTCATCATCAGGCAATTCTTGCATCAGTTTCTCAAATGGATTGACATTCACGTTTTGCTCAACGCTTTCCACATAGCCACGTTTTTTGCCTTTTGTCTTGAGATGGAATATGATGGCTGTAAGGTTGCCTGCGTTAATCTGTTCAAGCAATTTGCTTTCAGAAAAATCGATTAAACTCTCATCAACATCTGACAGTAGTTGATTCAATTTAGGGTACTTTTTACGCCATGCGGTAAATGTATTTCGGTCTATGCCGAGAGAAGTACACGTAGATGATATATTACCAGCTTTCTTAGTATAAACCTCAGCGACCTTTTCATACGGGATTTTCTTGTATCGTGCCATATCACAGTTTTTAAATGTTGAATTTGCTTATTTCTATTTGTTTTTAATTATCAGTTAGAACGCACTGTTTACGACCATTCGTATAAAATCATTGTACTCTATGCCATGCTCTTTCATGCACTTAGCCATATATCCATTGGGAGAAAGTCCGGGAATCATATTAATATCTATCACATATGGTACTTGGTTGGACATTCTGAAATCTATCCTAAGGTAATGTTTAGCACCTACCGCTTCAAACACTTTCTTCGCAATTCTGTCAAGTAATTCATCTTTGCAGGCAGATGCACTGAAGCTGTAATTTCGCTTTGTTTCATCCGTTTGTATGCCATCCGTGTTATTGGCATTCGTAAAAGCAGAGTATGTCTTTAAAGAGCTATCTTTCTTTGAGTATATTACAGAAGTGGTTATATCACTCCCGTCAATGTAACGTTCTATCATCGGTTCTATGCCTTGTTTGTGAAGAAATAGACATTTATTTATGACCTGCGACTTAGTAAAGCATATACTGTTTGAATCTATTCCGACGCTATTCTCGCCAAACTTTGGTTTAACGAAATATGCGAAACCTCTTTCCACATCATTGGGACTAACTGTCAGAGGAAACGGAATGCCACATTTGTACAATTCGGATTTAACAGCTTCCTTATCATGAGTAAGATAGTTAGTCTGCGAAGATTCAAGCGTGGACGCAAATCCGATTCTTTCCTGAGCTTTTCTAACATGTTGATTGATGTTCTCGTCTCTTGCCCGAATAAAAGCAATATCCTCTTTCGTGAGAAAAGAGAAATCATCATCCTTATCCGCACAAAATATGTCTATTTTACCATCGGCAAAGGCTTTCTTATAATACTTGTACGTGGGAAAGCTGCCGTCTTCCTCTTTACGATTCGCTATTACCCAAATCATTGTCTTTCTGTATTTCGGTTAAACGTTCCTTTGCTAGATCAAGCAGCTTAGAAAAGCATATTGCAGGAGACTTGATGTTGAATTGGTCTCCTATTTCTTTCTGCAACTTAAGCAGCATCTCCTCATTAGGTTCATGGTCTGCAATCAATACGATGTCGCTTTTCTTCGCCTGCTCCCTTATGTCCCCAAACAGACTGTCTAGTGCATCAAACGAGTTTGGGTAAAGGATAATGGAGAAAGTGAAAGTCTCCTTCATCACGGATATATCTATACCGTTCGTATCAACCGGTGTAATTTCGTCAATGTTGATGTGGGCGAACTTCTTGAACTCGATGGTCTGAATTTGTTCAAATAATTTCTTCAAGATATTCCTGTTATCTTCTCCATGTAAGGAGTTATGGGAAAGCTGGATTGCTATAATCTCATCTTTCGTAAGCTCATCTTCATCGCAATAAAGAATGCCTATCTTGGAGTAACGCAGTTTCTTACAAGCCCTCAATCTGTGATGCCCGCTTATCATCACAAATCTTCCGTCTTGTTTTTTGTAACAACACGGGACGCTACTCAATCCGGATTTGCCAATATTATCGCATAGGGCGGCAAAATCCTCTCCAGTCATTTCGTTGGCGTTCATTTCCGCCTCATCTATAAGGCTGATGGCCACCTGATCGTATTTCCATCTATTTTCGTTGTCCATTTTCTAATAGCTTATGGTATTTTTCTATTACTTCCTTATAGCTTGAATACACACCAAGTTGCCCGCTATAAGCAAGATATGATGATGTGCAATGCTCTTTCACTTTTGTATAAACACCCCGATATTTCATACTTACCGGTTTGTGGGTATAAGCACAGCTGATAACCTTCTCCACTAACTTGTGCATAGAGCGGCTCAATATTCTTTGTACTTCTTTTGTTTGTATGCAGTACAAAATAAACTTACTAAGTTTAGGAATTGCATTATTCGTGCAAAAATCAGTAAGTTGAAACAGATCATACCCATTGTGTTGTGGTAACGTGAATCCAAAACCACCCAGCGTGTACTTGCCGTACATGACTACAAAAGGATATGTGGATGAACTTACAGAATCCACTTTCTTGACATACTTCTTCTGCAATCCTTTCAAGTAACCCGGTTTTACCTTCAATATCCTTAGAGCATCCGGGTTATCTATACCCAAATCATCAGGCGGAACTATCTCATCAACGGTATCAATACTGGATGAGTATGAAGTGTTTGACTGACTGTTTATGCAAGGTTTGTTGCAATAAAGATAACGACCAGCCGACCACCTTTCGCCTCCTGAAGAATTGAAGATAGCAACTTTGTGCATATTACTAAGGTATGGACTATTGCTGATGAAGTAAAACCAAGTGTCTTTTGGCAACCTTTCCACCAATTCGTAATAGTCATTCCTTATAACGGGAATGTCCGATTCCATATCACTGTTTTCCCGTATCAGCTTGAACGCCCTCTTTAAGAACTTATCCTTACCATAGTTAAAATAGATGACTTTCTTTCCATCAATTGCTTCTTGAAGAGAGCCTCGATGGTATTCACAGGTAGTAAGCAGCGACATAAGCCTCTCACTTGACTTCTCCGTGTATTCAATGGACTCTTTTGCCTTATACTTTATCGCATCGAGAATAGCATCGTTCCTTGCAGACTGGCTCATACAGAACTTCTGCAAGCCCTTTGCATACAGAGCCAACGCAAGCTGCCTTGATGGTGTCTTGTTGTTGAACTGCTCCAGCCATTCCAGACTGTTGTTATACGTCAGCGACATTTTTCCATTGGATAGCAAATACAGCAAATGGCAATATGGGTCTTGACTAAAAATAGACACATCCATTTTATCCATGAAAAACAACTCATAGTTATATAAAAAGCTGTTTACTATGCATACCTCTTTGTGCCCATGTTCTTTCATTGCCTCATATAGAGCCGAAGCCTGTTTGGAATTGAATGCTATCGGTCTTGTTTGAAACGTTTCTATCGCATTGTATGGGTTGCCTTGATAGAGTAGCGGAATAAGCTCCTTAGGTGTTTCGTATTTCAGTCCGGTAACTTTTTTGAACTCCTCGTAGGTATGTAGTAATTGAAAGTCATTCAACGTATGATTTATGGCATAATAAAACATTCTATACGTAGAGTAAACGCAATTCATCGCCATATAAAAATCTGTTGTAGCATGATAGGTGCGAAACTCTATAGTCTTAGTCTTAAAATATGATGATATGTTAATTGCGTGACGGATAAAACCTTTCTTTGAATTGTTAGTAAATAATTCTCTTATGTCGTCAAATGTTTTGGATTGCAAAACACCATTATAATATTTTTCAGTAGGAATCGGCATGAGATTGAAAACCATTTCGTCCCATTCTGAGATATTCGCATACTTTTTGATGAACGGATAGCATACATAAAAGAAAAGAAAGATATTTTTTAATTGCTCCACCGACAAATCCCCAGCATAGATATGGACATGTGTATAGACGCTCCATTTGATTACACCTCCTGCATTTACCATAGATTCATATACACTTTTCAATTCGTGCAAATCTTTCAAGCAAAGTCTTAGCGGTGGAGTATTAATTTCGCCACCAAATCTCTTATTACACGTCCCGTCTGTGTTAACAATATCCTCATCCTTACTCCATGAATATCCTGTTGGCAATGACACTTTACTACGATCAAGATTACACATCTCAATCTCGACACCAAATGTACGTGTTTTTATGTCTGTGCTAATATCCATATCTTGTTTCGCAAAGTTCTTCTATATACTTTTCGCAACCTAATCTCTGGATAGTTCTTCCGTTTTCTCTAAAATCTTCTCCTAAAGCTACACTTGAAATATTGATGAGAGATGTTGTAATGGGAACGTCTACGCCTATTCTTTTGGCAATGCTTTCCAACAGGATAAGACCTTGTGAAACATCTTCCGTGATGTATCTTGAACGCACTGAAGTAGGACTTATCGCCCTATCTTTGGATTCAGAGTATTCGTAAAAACTCTTTATAGGGTCACCGAGAAAACCTCCTGCGACAAAAATATCGATAGGATTACAACCTAATCGTTCTAAAACCTTGCGTTTCTCTTTATCCAAATCCAGCATAACCTTAAAGGTCGCATCATTACCACGGGCGTATGCTTCCCTATACATACAGAAGTTTCCCTTGCTGTATTCTATTCTTGGAATGCTCATTATGGATCCAACGGTATGCAAAACCATATTAGGGTTGAGTAATGCGGATTCCAATACTGAGTATTCGTTGCTGAAACCTTTATATAGTTGACGGATTCTATCCATACACTCCCCTGCTATTTCTTTTTGGAAGATAGACAATGGGCTTCTTGTAAGCCTGCACCCAACCCGGAATACGACTTCTCCGGGGACATCATCTTCTTCTATTCGTCCTTCAAGATATGGGCCAGCAGTTTCCACTATGACTGGCATTGAAGAACAGTGCTTTTTGAAGTAGAAAGATGACATATAACTGCAAATGCAAATTACAATCTGGCTCCCGTTGAGAAACTTGCTTATTCTCTCGATAAGATTTTCGTGATAGGTACTTTGAATTGTCACAATGACGACATCAGCTTTTGTTACTTTGCTAATGTCATGAGATACTTCATTGATTACAGCAGTTCTATAACTACAGTTCTCTTTCAGCAATACACGGTTATTGTTCTGACGGATTTTGTAAAAAACTGATTCTTTCGAGTGGGAGGTTTTAATCAAAGAAACGTCGTGTCCGCCAATAGATAAATCTGCTGCTATGGCTACACCTACATTACCACACCCTAACACTGTAATTTTGATAGGATCATTAGAGTTCTCTTGTCCTTGATTTAAAGGATTTGTTATCGTTTTTTCGTCCATATATTTAAGTTGTATATAACTTCATATACATTTTGTGCTAAGTCTGCCAAGCGTATTCCCGACAGGACTAAACACAAATCCAAGCTACTTGCAAGAACACTTATGCAATTCTTCGGCTTCTTTCAGTCGTGTCAGATAGCAATTTCTATCACCCCGTAAACTGCACAAGCTTTAATGTTCTTGCTTTTGCTTATCGCTACTATAAGGGTTGAGCGGAAACAGGGAATCGAACCCCACTCTTTGGTTGGAATGCCAACGCTCTGCCGATGAGCTATTTCCGCAATATGGGCAGCCTGCAAACCGTTTATCAGAATTTCCACTGCCCTTCCTTGTACTTCGGTCGTTATTTCTTATCTCTGAGGTTGAAGTGGGATTCAAACCCACGAATAACGGTTTTGCAGACCGTTGCGTTAATCACTTCGCCATTCAACCAAACCAATGCTGTCAAACCACCGCTTGCTTGGCAAATCTGACAGCATCCCATCAAACGCTATTGATGGTTGGCATTATTTTCAAAACAAACTCGCTTGTTCATAATTGGGCTCTTTCTTCTCAACAACTCCAAATTCTGTGATTTCAATACCAGTATTTTCTGTGATCCATTTTGCCAAAATATGGCGATGGCAGAAATCACCCGGTTTTTCGTAGCAACAAAGAGCAACGTCTTTTCCTCCGCTTAACATTTCAATTTGTTTCACGACTTGGTTCGCATCTTGGCTTGCCAATATTCTGTCGTAAAGTTTTAGGTATTCATCGTGGGAACAAGGTCCACTTACCATATAACGAGTCGGGCAAACATTCAGCATTTGTGGAATACCAGCTATAAATCTGGGTTTTCCGATTGCTACGCAAATCATATTAACTTCCGCCTCTTTCAGTTTTCGGATATTACCGAAATACGATGTAAAAATCTTCATTTTTTTGTTCTTTTTACGGTGTAAATATATAAAAAGTATATGAAATTCATGCACTTTTAGTGCTAAAATTGTCTAAACTACCACGTTTTTATTATTTCTATGACTTTTTCATATTCTCCAGCGTGTAACAATGACGCTTCGGTATGGAAATTTATATCAGTTAATCGATATTCTATAAGTAAACAGGTATATTCATCACCAATTTTGCGATGGTTTTGATGTTTCTTGGCAAGTGATTCCAATTCTTTGCAAGATAGACAGTAGTGATTCTTGCGATTAAGATTCCGCATCTTATTAACATCTTCTTCTTTCAAATCTTCGTATGTCATGGCTTAATCCTCCTCAAATTCGTCTTCATATACAAAAATATGTTTACCACTTCCACAAATCTCGACTTCCCATTTATGTATGTTCGGCCAATATTCGATTAGAATTATGTTTCTATAGCCTTTATATGGCTCTTTCAATGTTGCTGTTCTCATTGCTCATGATTTATGTGATTTGATACTCGTTTCTTTTAGCTTAGCGAAATAATCAATCCGATCTTTGTCTTCATATCGCAATCGCTAGGAACATCTTTCTATGCTGTCTCTCTGTTTTTTACTAAGCATATCTGCATGTTTAGCCCATTCGATTGAACCGGCAGGAAGAAACTCAAACTTAGGGAAAAATTTTGTTTCATATGAAAACCTCACTATTCTAGCATATTCCCTCAAATCGTTTGTTTCTGGGTCTGTGGAATTAGGGGTCTCTATTGATTCACATACAATTACCATACAGGGCTGGTATAGAAACACAATTTTATTTGCTTTCATTGCTTTTAATGCTAAAAATGTGGATCTATATAGTGATTTTGATAATGCAACATAAGCAGAACTCCATCTTTGTAATGCTGCCCTTCTGCTACCCAATATCCATTCCTTCTTTTGGTGAACACTTTTGGTGCTCCTTCCAATTTTGGTAGGACTTCATATTCGCTGGCATAATAGTCTATACATTTGGTTTGATTGAAAGTAACTTCAATCTTGCATGGAGAAATAATTTTAGTAACTGTTGCCGCTCGTTTATCCGAGTAATAGCAGACCGTACAGCCAAGTCCAACTTCGGGTACGAGATTTTTGATTGCGTCCAACTTCGCTTTTTCCTTTTGCTCTTGCCAATCTGAGAATTTTATACCGCCGGGATATTTGCGACTTTCTATTTCGTGTAGAATAGCAAAACTCCCCTTGCTTGTTAATTTCTTTGATATTTCCATTGCTCTGTATTTTATCCGTTATACGTTGATGTTATTTCTTCTGCACGGAGTTCTTTTCTTAACTCACCGTTCCTATATATTCTCACGGCTACTATTCTAACTGTATCGGATAGGAAACGCCCGCAGTCATTAGCTAGCTTAACTTGTAATTGAATAGCTTTTGCTAAATTTTTAGTACGCTTTCTTATGGTTTTCTTGAATCCGAAAACATAATCTTCGGTATCGATTTCGAACTGGTAGGTGTCAGAGTGTAGTATCTGACTCAATTCAGCTGTCATTTGTTGTACTCTATTCATTGCTCTTATTGTTTAAGTGGTTATTTTTGATATGTAAAGATACAAATAATATATTGAATACCAATGAGTTATATCTTTTATTTCATGCGCTTAAACTTTGTTTAACTTTTTGTCTCTCAGCGACTTTTGGTCAAGTATCTGTGCAAACAAACCAGTTGCAAACACTATTTCACGTCCATACTTATCCTTGCATCGAATGTATATATCTGCATCTTTACCAGACATATAAAGCTCATACAGATTATTGTATGGACGAATGCAATCACGGAACATTTCCGATGCTGTCTTTGGCTTACGATAACCACCTCTGCCCATACTTTTCAAATAATAATGATTTACTTTTCTCTATCTCCTTGTCTGTGTCGATTCCGAGTTGTTGATAGAAAACAGAATTACCGGATAGGCATTCATGTGCTATCTTCAATGTTCTACGTTCTTCTTTGGAGAAACCAACTCGAAAAGTAGAGAATATAGCTAATGCTTCTTTCAAATAGCCGGAGTGGAGTAGGGATATAGCTTTACTTGTTTTGGTTTCCATAAGGGTAAATTTCGATGTCTTCAAAATCATCGTCAGTAAGGGCGATTTCTTCTGTGTTTATCATTTCTTCTACTTTCTCATGAGCGGAATCCATGTTTTCTGCTTCTACCACCACTACCTTCGAGTAGGTTTCGATTATTCTGAATTTGTATTTCATTCTATATCCCCTTTATTTAGTTTTGAATTTTGCAATCCTGCATGATACCCATCAATCCATATCAACAATTCTGTGGGTTTCAGATACCCGCTTATCCTGTGACATGGAATGCTCCCTTCTATTACTCTATCCCCGGTAAATGATTCGTCGTGTATTACGAACGCATAATACCCATAAGAGAATGACGAAGCGGTTAGATGCATTCGATTAGCATGACAGTACTTTTCTAATTGTTTTAATGCTTCTTTTTGTGTCATAACTGATGATTTATAGATTTTCGTTGATTTTCTTTTCTGTCCGTTTAATGAATCGTTTAATCATATCTTCTAACTCATTCCTTAAATCGTCCTTGTCAAGATATGAGCAGAAAGTTTTCGCATTATCCAATGATTGTAAAATATCGATGACAGCATACGATTTTTATCCGTTAGATTTAACAATGATTATTCGTCACTTATTACCCCCCCCCCATAATTTTACTGCAAGATCATAATTCTTTTGAGCTTCATTTACTGCTTTTTTGGCATAAGTAAGAGTGTAGGAGTGTTCACGTGGATATTTGCCTGACTTTACACCTTCATGATATTCTTTGGCTTCTTCCAGCTTGTGCGCATAAAAGTCGATACTTTCCGGCATAGATAGGTTGATGGTTGTAGCACGCTTGTCCCAGTATTCGGCTTCTCTTTCATGTTCTGTTGCTTTGTCGCTAAATTCAACGCTTTTACCCATGTTGTACCAAGCATCCTCTATCGCTTTTCTGTGTCGTCTTTCGCTATGATGCCCTACTTTAATGGGTTCTCCAAGTGAAAGAAAATCTCTATCCTTATTTGACTTTTTGGAATATTCAATACTTTTTTTATCTGCTGATACAGACCATTCACGTCTACGTTCGGCTCTACGTTTAGCCCATTCTTGTACGTTGAATCCGTCAGCTCTTACGATGGAGTAATAATAGAATCCGTCGCGCTCAAATATCAGGTTAAATACTATGCTTTCATTCTCTTTTCCATACTTGGTTGTAACTTCTATAACTTCTCCTTTTTCGTGCTTCTCGTCGCACTTTGCCAAAAACACATTTGGCGCAAACTTGTAATACGTGTTCATTGCTTTTATGTATTAAATCGTTATGCTATTTCGATCCTATTGTTAGGTTCGTTTACTTTCATCGATTATATGTTTAAAGATGAGTGTATAAGCCTGTCACTTGTGTGAACACTTCTTGCAACTGTTCATCATAAATATCACTCGAAAAGAAGACCTCTTTGGCCTCGGAAAAAGAAAAAGTCTTTTTGTTTAATTTCGGGGATTTGATGAATCTCATAGAATAAGTATCCTTACCTTCTTCATAGGTGATGATTAATTTATCTGCGCCAGATTTATTTTTGCTCAATTTAATAACCTGCTCCATGTCACCAGATTCATTCTCCGCGTAACCGGTAAATTTTGATCCTGTCATAACTACAAATTTATGTCCGCCAAGTTGTTCGTATAGGGCCAACATTATTTCTTTTATTTGTTCTTCCGAATGTTTCATTGCTCTTGTCTTTTAATTGTTAGTAATATTGGTCTTTATTAAAGTGGACCGGTTTTTGTTTCCCCCGTGACCGGTCCACCGTCTCGTGCTGTTTTGGAAGATCAGCAACGTGTTTTGTTTATTTTAATCTCCGCAATAACGCCCGCTTTGGCTTCTGTAATACTCCGTTATCCCTCTTTCCATTGCTGCGTCAAACACAACCGGTTCGGGCTTTTGTGCGGGTTCCGACTTCTTCATGAAGCGAAGGGCTTCCATTTTCAATTTAAACCATGCGTTTCGTAAACATTGGGAGAATGACTTCTTTATTTCACGCCCCATGACACGAATTGGGTTCTTGAATTCCGACCAAGCCATTTTGAAAAGTTGCGATTTGTTGATTTTCGTTTTCATATCTTTGTTTGTTTTTGTTTGATGTGACAAAGATATTAGTTTTATCTAATACTGCAATATCTTTTTTAAGGTTTAACTAATAATTAACACAACCACAAAGATAAGTTAATACTAATATAATAAGAGTACAATATAGATATATCTAATATTATTTGCTTAAATTGGAGAAATAGAATATCTTTGCGCTATAATATAAAACTTATGCACTATGAATATTAAAGAACAAATTCAAAAAAGAGGCTTTACTGTCAGCCAAGTAGCCACATTAATGACTAACAAGAACGGTGAAAAAGGCATAACACAATCATCTTTATCTCAAATCATTAACGGGAATCCGTCATTAGACAAACTGAAAGAAATTGCATCCATTATTGGGGTGACTGTATCAGAGTTGTTACAGGATAAAGAAGATAATACAATAGTTTGCCCTAAATGTGGAACCAAGTTAAAAGTAACCGAGTCAAAAGATTAAGCCATGAAAAACAGATTTATTATAACAACTACTGATACAATAGAGAATTGTCCTATAAAAAGATATATTGATACAATATGCTCAAATATTGTAATAGGTACTAATGTGTTTTCTGATTTTGCAGCGTCGGTTACAGATTTTTTTGGCGGGAGATCTGGCTCATATAAAAGAAAACTCCAAATTATTTACAATGAAGCATCAAAAGAATTAAAACAAAAAGCTATAAACTTAGGGGCAAATGCCATTGTTGGATTTAAGGTAGATTTCGACGAAATATCTAGCAGAGATAAATCTATGTTTATGGTATCTGTTTCCGGAACAGCTTGTATTATAGAAAAAAATGATGAAGATATTAAAGCAGTGGATTGTCATTCTCAAATTTCATCAATAGATCTTCAAAAAGAAATTCAGCGAAGATACATAGTATCACAAATAAAAAAATCTTCACCAATATGTAAGGAATGGGTGGAATTTTTATTAGAAAACCCTCAAATAGAAATTGTAGAGGATCTCATAAAAAGGTATATATCACTAGATGTCAATTATAACTCTAATGAGGTAACTAATATAAAACAAATTTTATCCGTAATTCCTGCAAATCATATTATCCCTTTTGTTTACAAATATTTTAAGTATAAAAAAAATAAGAGATTTGATTGAGAAATATAATTTATTTGATTCAAATTCTATTTACGAAATAATCAAACAAGAATTACATATTGGAATACATTTACTATCGGCTACAAAAGAATATTACAATACAAATGATTTACAAGGTATGAAAAGAATATTGGAATATTTAAATAATCTTCCAAATACTGGCAATATTGAGAATGTAAAAGGAGGCATATTTTCTAAATGCGATGAAAAAAAATTTGTATGTGAAAATGGGCATAAAAACTCTATTGATTTTATCTTTTGTGAGAAATGTGGGATAAACATTAAAGGACTGAATGAAGAAGAATTGAATATAATTGAAGAATTTAAGGAAAAATGTAATATTATTGAGGATTACATTAATTGATAAAATAATATTTTTTTATTGTGCAATTCCCTTTTTTTATTGCATTGGAAAAAGAGGAAGAAAAATTGAATACGCAACTATCTGCGTATTTTACCTTGCGTGATCTTGCCGTAATTTTCCCGGGTATTATGCTTTTACATATACCATTTTTTGGGGTATGTAAAATACATCTTGATGAGGTGTGTAGTTAAACATTTGATTTATTGGTTTTTCGGATTGCCTAAAAACTATACAATAATACTAACTATCCAGCCCCGTTCCTTATGGTTCGGGGCTTTGCATAAGCCATCTTCGGCAAGTAACCAAACTTGTTGATTTCCACCTTGGGTCGGAATAATGTTCCGACCCTTTTATTTTGAAATTGCAAAGAAAAAGCTGGAAATATTTGCGGAAATGTGAATTATAAGTTACATTTGCGACATGAAAGTAAGAAACGTCATAGCATATAAGCACTATTTCATAGATTTTGTGAAGTCGCTTTCCGAAAAGATGCAGGATAAGGTGGTGAAAACCATACAATATGTCGAAACGCTTCAAGTTGTTCCAGAGAAATACTTGAAGCATATTGAAGGTACAAGGGGACTTTATGAAATCAGAGTGCAATTTTCAAGTGACATAATACGTGTTTTTTGCTTTTTTGATGGTGAAAAAATGGTCATCTTACTGAGCGGCTTTCAGAAAAAGACGCAAAAGACACCGAAAAAAGAGATAGACCGGGCTGTAAGGCTCATGCAAGAATACTTTAATGAAAAGAAAAAAGAAAGGAAATGATTATGGAAACTTACACTATTGAGGATATAAAGAATAAGGTTTATGGAGAAATTGGCACTCCGCGCCGCGATAAGATTGAAACCGAACTTTCCAACCTTCGTGTTGGGCTTCAGATCCGCAATGCCCGTGAAGCGAGGAACCTAACCCAAGACCAGCTTGCTAAGAAGATAGGGAAAGAACGCTCTTTCATATCAAAGGTGGAAAGAGAAGGGAGCAACCTCACGCTCTCTACACTATATGACATCGTAACGAAAGGGCTTGGCGGGAAACTAGACATTAGGGTTCAGGTATAACCCCAATCCCCAATTGAATTCGGCTACTCCTTGTGATAATAGGTTGCGAATGTCACGCATAATATTGGGCACAAAATTATAGCATGGAATCTTGAAAGTGTATGAATTTCATGCATAATTCAACATTATTAACCTTTGAGGGCTATTATACGATTTCGTAAGGCAGTGAATCGAATATTTATCCCGCATTTCTCACAGAAGGTAAAATCAATCAAATCTCTTATTTTTATTACTTTGTTTTCTTAAAAAAAATAAAACTCAATCAATATTTTATTGAAAAGTGTATGAGATTCATATACTTTACTATATATTTGCAGAAAGCGTATGAAGATGTACGCCACCCGACTTGTCGTAAACACCTGTTTGTCCGTTTAGGCGGAGGCACATCTGAAAGAAGATGCGAATAGTCTGCTGGCTACATTGCTACGCAGACTATTTTTTTGTTTAAACCTAAATGAAATGAACAGACAACAGCAAGTTTTCGTAAGGTTGAAACTTAAAGCGAAGGCGTTAGGGTTCAACGCAAAGGAATTGAAGGGTATCGCCGCCAAGATTGCCGATAACCTGAAATCCGCAGAAGATGCCTCAGAAGAGGATGTAAACGCAGAAATCGACGAACAGATAGAAGCGGTTCTCCCTTACCTCACTTTCGGCCAGTCGCAAGCCAACCGTTTGCTTGACGAATGGAAGAAGAAACACCCCGAATCAGAAGAAGATGATGATGACGACGATGACGATGACACGTCAAAAGGCGGCTCTCGTCAAGCTGGTTCAAACAAGAAAAATCCCAACAACAAAGGAAATGAACAAGACGAAGAACCCGCATGGTTTAAGTCTTTCAGAGAGCAACAGGAAGCCCGTTTTGCCGCATTGGAAGGTGAAAAAGTTTCTAACTTGCGTAAAGCCAAACTTGAAGCCCTGCTGAAAGACACCGGAACATTCGGTTCGCGTACCTTGAAAAGCTTCTCTAAAATGAGCTTTGAGAGTGACGACGATTTCGAGGAGTTCTATTCTGATGTTGAGGAAGACCTGAAGAATTACAATCAAGAGCGTGCAGATGCAGGTTTGGCAACATTGGCAACCCCTCCTGCTGCCGGAAGTAAAGGTTCGGGTAATCAAGACGAAGTATTAACCGACAAAGAAATTGAAGATTTAGTCAACACTTTCTAAGTCAAAAAAGAAATTGTAACAATGGGTGCAACAGCAAATTTAGCAAGCGAAATGGAAATTCTCAATGCCGGAATGGATTCTGTCGTAATTCGGCATTATGTAGCTGGCATTATCGGAGGTCGTACTCTTGACGTATCAAATTATAACCTTCCGGTTATTAAAGCCGGGCACGTTGTTATTCGTGATCCGTCAACAGACACGTACAAACCTATGCCCGTAAAATCATCTGGCGATGGATACGACTCACTTCCCGGTTCCCACGAATATGTAGGAGTAGTTGTATGTACAAAACCAACTAGTGAACCATTGGTTGGTATTATGTATAGTGGCGAAGTCAATGATTTGGCGAGTCCATACCCCATAGACGACATAAAAGCGGCTATGAAAACGGCATTGCCAACTCTTGTATTCTTACACGATTAATGTAGAAAGGAGGTAAAAAATGAAAGAATCACTATTTATTGAATACATCGGAAAGATTTTCCAGAAACTTCAAACTATCATCGAGAGAATCAATGGTAAGCGAGGCAATCAGCTTACATATCTTCACAAGACAATGCTTCGCAAAGAATATTCCGCAGACCAAAAGTGGGAAAGTGCATCAGTTAACACAACTTATGTTGCGGCTGACATGGTAGCAATGGACTCACCTCTCCCTCCCAAGATGAGAGACTCCATTGCTCACGCAAATGGTACACTGCCAAAGGTCGGAATGAAAAAAATTCTTCGTGAGACTCAGATCAACACAATCAACATCATGAAAGCTCAAGGAGCTTCGTTCACTAATATAGCTAACAAGCTAACCAACGATGCAGTAGCTTGTTCCGTTGGTATCGATGAAAAGAACGAAGCAAACTTTTTAACTGCTTTATCTGATGGTGTCGTAATCGTTGAAGATGAAAACAATACAGGAACTGGATTGCGCATAAATTTCAACTATTTACCGCAAAATAGCTTTGGTGTAGAAACCGCTGGGACTATTTCCTCTGATGACATAAAGCGTGTTATTGCAAAAGCTGACGCAGATGGAAACTCCATTACAACGATAGCAATCTCGTTATCGACTTACAATAAAATGAGACAAGAACAATGGGCAAAAGAATTGGTTGCCAACTATCGAGGTCAAACATTCGACAGCAACACTAAGTTGCCTGTTCCTACTGCTACATTATTTGACGAAGCATTTGCCGATGACAACAACGGAATTACATTCTTAAAGATTGACCGTACAGTCATTTCTGAGAAAAATGGTAAACGCATTCCGTACAAACCGTGGAATGCGAACAAACTAATATTCCTTACTACACAAGAAGTTGGCGCATTGGTTTGGGGCACACTTGCAGAAGTTACTAATCCCGTAGCAGGAGTAATTTATGCCACGGTAGATGAATACAAACTTATCAGCAAGTATTCTAAAAATGATCCTTTGCAGGAATTTACAAGTGGTCAAGCATTAGTTCTCCCTGTTATTGAGAATGTAGACCAAATCTACTCCCTCGACATTTCAGAGGCTCAAACGATTGACTCTACCGAAGAGGGAAAAGATTCTACCGATAAGAACATCACCATTTGGGGGCAAGCTTACATAAAAGCAAACTTCGTCGCAGAGTTCAATAAAATAACCGGTAAAAACTTATCGACGACTATTTCAGACGATAAGTTAATTGCTGCTGTAAACAAATTGAATGATGCCGATGAAGCGAAGCTCAAAAAAGCTGTTGAATCATATAAAACAACAAATGGAGATAGTTAAGCCATGAAGACAATTCAGCAAGCTCTCATAGACGAAATACATTATCCGATTTCTATCGGTTTTGTAGAGAATGTGATGATAAAACGCAAACTCAATCCTCTTAGTTATTGCGATTCAGATACAATGAGCTCAAAAGAGTATATGGGAGCTTTGGCTGACTGTCTTTGGTCTTTAGTTCAATCTATCAATTTTTCTGAAGCAGACAAGTCTTTCGGGTCTTTGTCAGATAAAGACAAAGAACGTATTCTGTTACGTGTTAACTCAATCTATAATGCCATTGGTGAACCTTCGGTAGAGTTGGAGGCAAAGCCAATGGTATATATAGGTGACTGCCTTTTGTAATATGTCAGTAATAAGACTATATCCACACAGATTGCAGTACCTCGTATCAAAAGATGGTTACGAGGATAGCAATGGTGATTATCATGAAGGAGAAACTAACTGGGAAGGCTGTATTGAATGCGACGCGGTTCCTGCCGGTAAAGCCTCTGAAAAAGAGTTTGACGATGGTATTGTAAGAAGCTATTCATATACAGTTTATCTACGTGCAAATTGTCGAACATTCATGATCGGTGACAGGATTAAGATACATCTGCTTGAAGGAATTGAAAGGGAGTTTAGTGTGAAAGGTTTCCATCGCTACCAGAAACAATGTAAACTATGGGTATAAGAATGACCACCAAGCTAAGCGAAGTGCATGACATGCTCATGAGAGAAGCAGAGCGTGTCGAGCGTCTTACTATTCGTGCTTTATCCAAACTTGGCGAACAATGCGTTACAAAAATTCGTGATAGAGCAGGTGATAAAAGTTGGTACGACCAAACAGGCAACTTGCGTAGTTCGGTTGGATATGTGATTGCTCATAATAAGAACATCATTCAATACTCAACTTTCAACCAAGTGAAGCAAGGTTCAGAAGGTGTAAAAACAGGTAAAGACTTAGCGAAAGAACTTGCTAAAAGATATTCCAATAACTATGTACTTATCGTAGTCGCCGGAATGAACTATGCTGAGTTTGTAGAAGCGATGGATAATAAAGACGTACTTGCATCAACCGAACTTTGGGCAAGAGAACAAGTTCCATTGATGCTTGAAAAACTTAAAAGACAGATTGCGAAATAATGAAATCCGATATTGAAATAGCTAAGTTCGTTTATCACAAAATTAAAGGTACAGAACTCGAACGTAATGTCTCCGGTAAATTGAGTGACAGAGGAAGGCCCAACAAATCTGATAAAGAAGATATAGTCATATCTGTTCTTGCAAATGAAGGTTGCGGGCAAATACAACGAGCTTATGTGAATGTCAATATATATGTCAAAGACTTATGGAACTCTGAAACCAAAACATGGGAAAAAGATTCAATCCGAATTTGTGAATTATGCGAACTATCGAAGTTTTTATTCGCTATACGAAAAGACGAATATCATACGGTTCCATCACAATGCAGTCAAAAAACTGATTCAACAGGAGTTTCATTTGAAGACGGACATACAGAGCATTTCATTAATAACAAACTGTACATAGAGATAAATAACGAATAAATTTTTAATATAAATTAGGTATATCATGGCAGTAATAGGATGGGGTAAGCCCCGTGTATTTATAAAAGATTTGGATGCTTCTGCTCCTAAATGGGAGGAATTACCTACCCCTGTGGAAGATTCTACACAGTTGACAACAACAAAAGGAGATAAACAAGAAGCAAAAATCGAAGGAGGCGAAAATGAGGATGTAAAGTATGGAAAGAATACCTATGCTTTGGCATTGAACATTCGTGCCGCAAAAGGACGTAAGCGTCCTGTAAGTGATAGCGATGGTGTTGTTGCACACAATTATGCCGTTGTTGTTCAACCGGAAGACACAGAAGTTCAAGGCTTCTGCATGGAGAAAACGACAGTTTCCGTTGAAGACACTTTTACTTCTGCTGACGGTGGTGTTTGGGCATACACTTTTGATGCTTTGAAAGCAGCCGCCGATAAAAAACAAATTCAGTGGGGTAAAATCATCGTGACGGAATCCGGTGGAAACATCAGTAAAATTGAATGCGATCCTGAAGATGAGTCTGGAGACGGTGATAAATTCGAAGTAGCTCCTAATCCAAGTGTTGGTGGATAATTCAATAGGTTGTAGATAGAGCCAAACGTGGGGGCTTCGTACCCACGTGTTCTGCGTATCTAGTGTAACGGTAGCACATATACACTCCATGTATAAAGTTGTGGTTCGACCCCACAGTTGCGCTCAATATAATTTATTTTGCATGGATAAAGAAGGGAAAATAATAGAAATGGATATTGCAGATACTATCATGGAAAGACCTTATGAGTTCCATATAGGAGAAATGCAATTTTACTTATACCCTGCCACATTGGGTAAAATATACCTTTTATCACGTCTTACCGAAAATTTAGAAATAAATAAAGACTTCCTTTCTCTAAATCCATATATGGAAGCATTACGATTATGCGATTCCAAAAGAGATATTATATGCAAAATATTGTCTTACCATACATTCGATAAAAAGGAAGAATTATTCAATAGCCACCTAATAAATGAAAGACGAAAGCTATTTGAAGACAACCTCTCGAATGAAGAACTTGCTCAACTATTCATAATAGTGTTATCAAAGGATAACATTGAGCAGTTTATTAAACACTTCAAGATTGATATTGAGAAAAAAGAACAAGAAAAAATATCAAGAATCAAGAAAAAGAAGTGTAACACTATAACCTTTGGAGGTAAAAGTATTTATGGTACTTTGATAGATATAGCCTGCGAACGCTATGGCTGGACTATGGACTATGTTGTATGGGGTATTAGTTATGCCAACCTGCATATGTTACTTAATGATTACATAACATCTATATACCTTACTGATGACGAGATAAAGAAATATCATATATCTACGGACCGAACATTTATAAACGGGGACGATCCTAAAAATATAGATAAAATAAAAGGCATGAAGTGGGATTAAAAGTAATAGTCAAGACTTACTTGTTCTTACTCATCTATAAGCTTTACCTATTCTTTCCCCCTTTACCGCTCCGTTTAACCAAGTCGATTTATCTATATCTACTACGAAACAGCCTTTTATTTGAATACCTGCATTTAATGCTTGTTCAAGGTAAGACTGAGCAAAATAATCAAAATTGGGATTGTTTATTGGTCGTACCCCTATGACTAAAAATCCTGCATCTGTTATTGTTGCTTTGTATATTCCAACGGACAAACCCATTATGGACTCGCAAAATGATTCTCCGTCCATTCGTACCTCTCGGCGAAATTGCAGCTCTTTCTTGTATAACAGATCTGTTATTTGGGTGTTTGAGAAGACCATGATTAATCCATATAAGCTATAGTCGGTGGCGTATAGTGAAATTTCATACGGATATTTCTTGTAGTCAAATTCGTATTTCCCTGATATGCCATCGTGTTCTTTCTTATACGAAGCAAGGTTTATTTTTTGAGATTTGAAGAAGTCAATAGCAGCCAAATAATGTTTTTTCCCATCTCCTTGTTTGCCAATTCCATTCCGCCTTACATCGACTTCATACAACGAATCATTGTAGAATCTCAATGAAGCGGACAATGCTATTTCTTCATCATCATGTAAAAACTTATACGAGAACCCGTTTCTCTCTTCACAGTATAGTTCAACAATCCCAGCTCTTGCAAGCGAATCGACAATAGTATGAGCCTCGTGTTCCGTCATGTTATATTCGAGTCCGAACGGTAGGTCTTTGGTATAATCAGTAGGATATTTATCTGTACAAGAATGGAATGAATAAATACATGTAAATATTAAGATGTAGAATATACGCTTCATAATCAATACTTATTTACCATCTTGAAAATATTATTTATCAGCACATTTTTTCGCCAAATCCAGACCCTCTTTAAGACCATCGGCATAATTAAAAATATCATCGATAGTCTCAATGTCAATCCATTCATTCGTCTTGTAGTTATCCTTTGGTAAGCATATTTTTTTACTCCGTTTCCCTATATAAATGCGGCAAATCCACCACCATGTACTACCATCTATGTTCACGGAAAAATAAGTCTTGTAGTCGTTATATTGAATACGAGATACATCTACATACTGCCTCAATATACTGCGCACAATGTTATAAGCATCTATCTCCTCTTGTGTAGTAACTATACCTTTTTCTCGGTCTTGAAATACTACACCATCAGGAAGTTTTTCTTCATTCATTTCGTTCGGCTGTTGATTTTCATTCTCAACCTCCTGTGGCATTTGCTTTTCCTCCTTATTCTCATTCTTCATAGCCACATTCAAACGGTCGGATATAATATCGTTAATCACCGAAGCAATGGACTTCTTTAATATCGGTTTGTATAGCTCAATTTGTTTTGCGGTAGACTTCCAGTCATTCAGACATCTTACGAAATAACGAGTAAACTCCTCTCCCGGATCTTGAAAGTTCTTTGTAAGCAGGTCTTTTATCTGAATGGTGATTTGTAACTCTTGTGCCGTGCTCAATATATCTTGCTCATTATAATAAGACTTATGAAACTTTTTTAGTTGCTCAATATCGTTGTCCGATAAATCGAGCATATTCACCACAAGGAACGGCTTTTCGTCCATTATGTTCACCTTTTCTAAATCTGTATAAAAGCGATATTCTATTCCATTCGTCAAGACCCCAAACCTAGCCTTTGAAGCGACAAAATATCTTTGTAACTGAGTGTCATGTAAATTCAAGTTTTGTTTACAATGCTTGCATTCTATAAGTAGTATAGGATTTTCGTCCTTCATTATGGCATAGTCTATTTTTTCGCCTTTCCTCTTAACTAAGTCACAATCCATTTCCGGTACAACCTCAAAGGGATTGAATACATCATATCCCAATGCTGCTATCATAGGCATTACAAAAGAGGTTTTTGTCGCTTCTTCCGTTGCTATGCTATCCTTCTGTTTAGCAATTTTCTCTACAATCTGTTGAATTGTATCTTTGAAATCCATATCTTATACTGTTAAGATTGTTTCGTCAAAAGTATAATACAATAATCATTTATTAAAATATTTATACTCACACATTAGTTAAACTTTATTAACTCTATTCTATTTTATCAAAAGTATATGAATTTCATACACTTTTGTATATTTGCAAATGATGTGATGTTACATCTACCCCCTTTAATCGAAAAGACTCATGGCCGGACTTCATTTTGATATAACAGGCGACAATTCTAATTTTCTTCGTAAACTACGAGAAGTAGAAACCGGAGTAACCAATACTTCTAAGGAAATAGAAAAAAATGGATTGGGCATAGAAGATATGTTCAACAAAATGACGAAAGCAGCTGCTGCTTTTGGTGCTGGATTTACAGCAAAAGAACTTATCCAAAATATTATACAAGCAAGAGGTGAAATTCAACAATTAGAGGTCGCTTTTACCACTATGCTTGGAAGTGGTGAAAAGGCAAACGTCCTTATGGCTCAGCTCACAGAAACAGCCGCCAAAACTCCATTCGATCTACAAGGTGTTGCCAATGGAGCTCGTCAATTACTGGCTTACGGTACTTCTGCTGAAGATGTTAACGAGACTCTTATACGATTAGGGAACATTGCAGCCGGACTTTCACAACCTTTGGGAGACTTAGTATATCTCTATGGTACAACTATGACACAAGGTCGACTTTATACACAGGACCTAAACCAATTCACTGGACGAGGTATTCCAATGATAAAAGAACTTGCCAAAGAATTTGGAGTAGCTGAAAGTGAAATCAAAGGAATGGTAGAAGCTGGTATGATAGGGTTTCCAGAGGTTCAGAAAGTCATACAGAACCTTACCAACGAGGGTGGTATGTTCTTTAACTTAATGCAAGAACAAAGCAAAACCATTACCGGACAGATTTCTAACATAGGAGATAGTTTCTCGATGATGTTGAACGACATCGGCAAAGCGAATGAAGGTATTATCAATGATGCATTATCCAGCGTCTCTTATTTGATAGAAAACTATGAAAAAGTAGGAAAAATACTAATTGAATTGGTCGGTACATACGGAGCATACAGAACTGCGCTCATTACTATTTCCGCCATTGAGAATTTGCGCTATCAAGCCACTCTTGCTCACATGGCAGGATTGACAAAGATGCAAGCTATTATTACCGTCCTGAAAACGAAAACGGATGCTCTAAATGTAGCAATGGCAAAAAATCCATATGTTGCAGTAGCAGCGGCAGTAGCAGCACTAGGTTTGGGCATTTATAAATTAGTCACTTATCAAACAGAAGCAGAAAAGGCACTGGAAAGGCTGGATGCTGCGGGAAAGGAATCTGAGAAAGCAGCCTTATCTGAGCAAAGGGAACTTGCTAAGCTCAATGGAGAATTGTCTTCATTAAAAGAAGGTACAGATGAATATAATACCGTCAAAGAAAAAATTGTTGCAGGATATAGCAAGTATTATGATGGACTCGAAGAAGAAATAAATAAGGTTGGACTCACGGAAGAAGCTTATAAAAAACTCACAAAAGCAATCACAGATTCTTACGGGGCAAGACAATACCAGCAATTCAAGTCGCAGCAGGAAGATTGGTTGGACAACATAATGTCCGATAATCTCGGAAAGATACAAGACCGCCTATATAGCGAGTTAGGAGATAAAGAAGGTGCAAAACTCTATTCAGAAATCTACCATGCCATATTGGAACGAAGAGATTTGGATGCTGCGATCCAAGACAAACTAAATGAAATACAAGACAAAGGTACGATTTTTGCGGATTCACGTATTGATACATATATCTCCAATATCCGAGAAGCGCAAAAAATAACAGAGGATTTAGATGGAAAAGCCCGTGAAAAGTTTGGCGTTACAAGTATAAATACCTCTCAACAGACAGCAAATGAGCCATTTTCCACCGAAGGTAAATCCATCTCCCAACTTGAAGAAGAAATCAAGAAGGCTGAAACCTCACTTGCATCATTAAAAAAGGCTCTTGCAGACGGCAGCGGAACAAAAGAAGCAGTGGATCAACAAGAAGCTTATATCAAGTCGCTTCAAGACACTGTACTTGAACGTGAGAAAGATTTGAGAGTAATCAATGAAGTCAAAACACAAATCTCAAAATTAGAGAAAGAGCAAGGAGAAACTGTAAGCGGAAGCAAGGAATACAATGCGTTACAATCACGAATTGACGCACTACGTGCAAAGTTGCCTAAAACAGCCACCGGATTGACTGACATAAACGCCTATACCGACCAGCTGAACAGGATTAAAGAACTCCGTAAAAAAAATGCAAGTGAACGAATACGACTTGATACGGATTTGGAGAACCAAGTAGAACAGGCTCGGATAAATGCGATGGAGGACGGCATAGGCAAAGAAATGGCGCAGCGTGAACTGAACAACAAAATAGAATTACAAGACATCGAAAGACAGAAGCAGGAATATATCCGTAAAATTACGGAGGCGCAAAGACAAATATTTGAAGCAGAGGAGAACGCCAAAGCCGACAAAGATAAGAACTACAAGAAAAAGGCGTTTGACCCTTCCTCTGTCTCTGTTGATACATCGATGTTTGACAACATGTCAGAATACACCAAACAGAAGCAGGCCAACGAAACGTCAAATTATTATAACAATATTCTCGCCAAGTATCAAGACTATACAACAAAGCGTTTAAGCGTTGAAAAGAAATACCAGAATGATTTAGCAAATCTGGAAAAAGCGGGAGGTACGGAGGAGCAAAAGGCTGAATTGTTCTATCAGCGAACGGAAGCATTAAACGCTATTGATAAAGAATTTGCCATGCGTGAAGTTTCTTTTCAGACGTGGGCAAATAGTATAACAAATATGAGTTTGGACGAACTGGAACGGTTGCTTACCGAAGCGGAACAGGAATTAGCACGCATGGAAAATGAAGGAGGGACAAACGGAAACGAACTTGCAGTGCAGCGTGCAAAGGTAACGGCAACGAAAGACCGAATCGCCAATATAAAAAGTAAAGAAAGCACATCGCCGGATAAACGAAGTATTAAAGAGTGGCAGGAGTTGTATAAAACTTTATCTAAGGTAGAAAGAGAGTTTGAAGAACTTGGAGATACAATAGGGGGCACGGTCGGTGAAATCATATCCGCAGCCGGAAGTATCTCCTCTTCTACGTTACAAATGATTGATGGTATTGTAACACTTGCAAATAGTTCTTCTACTGCCATGTCAGGAACGGCCGAAGCTGCATCTACGGCAATTCAGAATGTAGAAAAAGCCTCCGTAATACTGTCGATTGTAGGTGCAGCCTTGCAAGTAGCAACAAAAATAGTAAGCTTATTTAGACAAGAGTCGTCGTATGAAAAGTACGAAGAAGCAAAGGAGGTGTACGAGTCATATATAGATATATTGGATCAGATAATCGAGAAACAATTGGAATTGGCCGATTCGCTGGCGGGAGAAAACGCACAGGCTGCCTATGACAAAGCGATAGAATTATACAAGAAACAGGCAGATTCGGCACGAGTATTGGGAGCACAATATTACAAATCTAGGGAATCTGGGGAAAAATCGAAAGGGTATCAAGATTTTTACGATATGTCCGCCGCCGGTTGGCAGCAAGCCGCATCCGCACTAGGTATATCTGCGAAGGAATTGGCGATGATGATGTCAAAAAACATGACTAACTTATTTAACCTTCCCGTTGAGCAATTAGAAAAACTAATGTCGGAAGCTCCTTTATTTATAGCACAGCTGGATAGTGAAGCGCAAGAATACATAAAGCAGATTATCGAAGCGGAGAATAATATTAAATCGACGGCAGAGCGAGAGATGGAGAACGCCACAGGCATATCTTTTGAATCTTTCTCCGATGACATATTAGAGTCCCTGTATGATGTGGAGAAAGGAGCGGAGGATATTGCGGACGACATCGCAGACTATATGAGAAAAGCTCTCATTAAAGCCATGTATGTAAAGCAATATGAACCGGAAATGCGCAAATGGTATGAGATGTGGGCGGAGGCGACAAAAGACGGAGAAATCGACCCGGAAGAACAGACCGCACTGGATAACCTAAAAAATTCAATCATTCAAGGAGCCGAAGCGGGAGCCGCCGCTATCAATGCACAATTTGGAACAGGTTCTACCACCGAACAAAAGTCGACAGCCGGAGGTTTTGAAACCATGTCACAAGATACAGCAACAGAATTAAACGGCCGGTTTGCAGCGTTGCAGCTTTCTGGTGAAGAAATCAAAAATCAAATGATTTCAGCCGTAATCTCTCTAAATTCTCTTTTATCTGTATCAACTAATAGCAATTCTATATTAAATAACATTCTTAATCAACACGTGATTACCAACAGCTACTTAGAAGACATTGCAAAATACACGAAGCCAATTCTTGAATTTGGCGATAAATTTGATAGAATGATTTCAATTTTTAACAATAAACTATAAAATGGCATCGAGAGAGTTTTACATAAATGGGAAAGACTGCTATACAACTTGGGGTATAAGTATGGATACATCATCTCTTTCCTCCTTAATGACACCACCGCCTTTAAAAGAGTTCATCGAAAACAAGTCTCGATTAGAACATGGCAAACGAGTCCTGTCCTCTAATCCTAAAATCGATGAACGAAATATCACTTTAACTTTTAACCTGACGGCAAAAACGGAAGAAGAATTCTTTTCAAGATACAACAGCTTTTGTGAAGAATTGGCAACAGGCATAATAAATATAAAAACAAAGTATCAACCAAATATTACTTACAAAACAATCTATATTTCATGCAATCAATTTACGCAATTCATGAGAGGAATAGCACGATTTTCTCTAAAACTTGTCGAATATAATCCAGCAGATAGAAATTCATAAAAAAGTGCATGTTTTTCATACATTTTTATTATCTTTGACTGAAATCGTATGAAGATATACGAAACCATCATGATAGACATTAAAAACATACAAGGAGAGACTATTTTATCAGTTCCTATAACAGAAGAGTGTGTTCATGTAGAGGAATTGATGAAATCCGATTATGTAGAATTGTCGTGGAACTCGGACCAAAATGAAGAGATTCCGGTAGGGGCTTATATTATACTCGATGGTGAGAAATATTCTCTTTTGGAGCCATATAATCCAAAACAAAAGAACGAGGTCGAATTTCAATACAAACCACAATTTCATTCGAAATTTATATCATGGGGTAAAGTGCCTTTTTTCATGTATTCTTACGATGAGAATAACGAGATAACGAATCGGGAGCCGGATTGGTCTCTTACCGATAACCCGGCCAATTTCATGAGTGTTATTTGCAAGGCTATCGAGAACGAAACCAGAGATACATGGACTTACGCCGTAGATTCTTCTCTTAACGCTTCCACTTCTTTGTCTTTCCAATCAATCGACATATTGTCTGCCTTGAACAGTATAGCATCTGCGTTTGATACAGAATGGTGGGTTGAGAAAGATTCCATGATTATTCATCTGTCGAAATCCGAACATGGAGCTGTTGTTTCTCTCGAAGTTGGTGAAAACATCAATACACCTTCGGTCACGGAGGGAAAAGATGGGTATTATACCCGATTTTACGCATTCGGGTCAACTCGAAACATCGTACAGGAATACAAAGGTGCTAATGTCAACAATTTGGTCAACAAACGGCTGACTCTTGATCCTAAAAAATACCCGAACGGATATAAAGATATAAGGCCAAACCTTCAACAGGGAGAGATATTTAGCAAAATCCTCCTGTTCGATGATATATACCCTTCATCGGAACTCTCCATATCAGATGTCAGATTCCGCCTTATGTGGCGTATAGACTCGGAAACGAATGATAAAATACAGATAGGCACAGATGAAAACGGAGACCCTATATACGACCAATATGCGATATGGTATTTTCAAATACCGGAATTTAACTTCGACAATTCCCCTTATGACGAAGAAAAAAATCCGAATGGTATGCGTATACCAAATAAGGAACCTTCGGTACATTTCCAATCGGGGGCTTTGCAAGGTATGGAATTTGAGCTTATATACCACGATGAGAGTAAAACAATAACAAGTGATGATGGTATAAGCTTCGAAGTCAAAAAAGGAGATTTCGAGATTAAATATAAAGAGGAAGAAGGTAACTATATTATTCCCGCTATTACGGGACTTATACCGTCGGAAAATGACGATATTATCCTATTCAACATAAAAATGCCGGAAGAATATACAGATTCAGCGTACATACGTCTAGAAACGGCTATGAACGAAGAAATAGAACGGCTTTCTTCCGACCAGAACAACTACCAATTTTCATCTAATCCTGTGGTGTTCGATGAAAACAATCCTGATTTATCCATAGGAAGAAAAGTCGAATACATAAACGCAGGATATTCATATGTTACTCGTGTTATAAGCCTTACAACCAAACTCGACTATCCTTGCGAACAGACTATTACCATCGGGAACAACCTAATAAAAGGGAATACGCAAGAACTGAAAGAAGAGGTTGCATCTGCCAATAAGAATATCGACTTGATTTCTGCCATCAATGATATGACGGCTTCCTTGCAACAATCGTATCAACGGACTGTAAAACAAATGCAGGAAGGATTTGCCCGTATTAACGATATGTGGAAATTCGACACAGAGTTGGAAAATACGATATACTCGAAATTTAATGTGTATTCACAGGGTGGAATATCCGCTCTTGGTGTATGGCGTGGAGAAGGGGGTGGCGGTGGCGAAGGAGGGCTCATCAAGCTCGTTCATGGGTTCGACGATCTGGGCGGGGCGTTCGACAACACCACGATGACGGAGACCTTCAATGCCTACACGATTAACGAGATTTGGAAACTCGCCAACGCCGGCGCATCTACGATAGGTACAGGCAATGTGGTGACGGCCGTCAGCAAAACGGGCGGTAACATCGTTGTCACCAAAGGCATCACCCTATACGATTGGGTGCAGCAGCCGAACAAGCCTACCTATTCGCTGGCCGAGATAAACAACGTGAGCGGCACATATACGGGGCTGACAGTCGGGCGTGCGGTCGAATCGGACAATGCGAAAAAGTTGAACGGACTTGACAACGGGGCTTTCCTGTATAAAAGGGGCGGCATGTATGAGACAGCCACCGGAAACGGGTGGTTGATTCGCACGAAAGTCGAAGAGGCCGAGGCGGCTATGTTGACGTTGCATCTGGTCGGAAATGGATATTATAGCCGACGAATTATCAATACGATCGTACAGGCGTATAATTATGCCCCGAACGATGTCGAGTTCACGGCTACGGCCGGTACGCATTTCGGTGACGATTTGGGTGACGTGAAGGTGTTCTTGTACGGGGGACACGTGTGTTTTTGGGTTTCGGCCAAGACGGATTACCAGACCTGCTCCATATTCGTCTATAACACATACGGGGCATTGAACGGGACTTGCGAGAACTGTGTGGAAAGCATATCGTTGTCTCCCATGCCGACAGTCGGCGTGAGCAAACTGACCGTGGTGACTCCGTCTATCGCCTTGACGGATAACGATTCCATCACCGCCGACAGGCTTAAAAATACCCGGACGATTTGGGGACAGTCGTTCGACGGTACGGGTGACGTTTCGGGTAATCTGACCGATGTAGGCAGCATTTCCATGAGCGGAGATATAAATGGGGTTGAAAGAATTTACTGTTCAGGAGTCGTGGCGGAAACCGGTATCAAGAGGGTTACTATCTATAATGGCGGAATATTGGCCACAAACTATCTCCGTTCGAACGGGTATATCACATCGGACGGTAACATCACGGCCGGAGGGGATATATCGTCGCAAGGCAATATCTCGGCACAAGGCTCGGTCACCGCTCTAACGACTTCGGACAAACGTTTGAAGCGAGATTTCGACTATACCCTCAGCTATACCGACAGACTCTTGGCGATGGGAAGAGTGTGTGATTTTCGATACACCGACCAAGCCCGGGAGCGAAATAAGGGCGGCGTGGACGGGGAAGCCCATACGGGGCTGTTGTACCAAAAGGTGAAAGAGGTATTGCCATCGATGGCCTACGAGACGGAGGACGGTTACGGAGCCCTCAACTACCTCTCGCCCGACTATATCAACACGATTGCCGGAGCAACGCAGGAGACAGCCCGTCTGGTTAAAGCCCTTATGGAAGATATAGAACGATTGAAAAAAGAATTGTCCGAATTAAAAGGGAAAGGAGGAAAGTGAGCCTATGGCCATCGATAAAAACAAGATCGTAGCCCCGGTAGCGATAACCGACCCGTATAATCTGCTGGGAATATACCCGGCAAACGGGATATGGGACGTGGCCGACATCGTTGCCCTCGAACGTCCCCTGTTGCAGGGTGGCCGTCCGGGACGTATCAACAAATGGAGTCGTCATAAACCCGTGCGCTATCCGCAGGCTGCACCGCTATCCGACAACTATCCTCAGCAATCCGGCGGGGTCACTACATACGTCGATCAATGGGAAGGGAGCGACACCGACAAAAATCAGGGCATACGCTATGGGCTGAAAGCCACGATACCGCACGGCACGAATATCGTCGCTATCCATGATACCTCTTTCGATTATGTCGCCTATCCACACCCGGGTACAGATTTTTGTCGCCTCAGTGACTTCGACGGCTACGACCACAATGCGGAACCTAATCTTATCGGAAGTAAAATTGACGAAATCAGTGCGGATGTGCCGTATCTTTTTGTCGACATCAACTATTACGATACTTCGGTGAATCCTACCGGCGTACCCGTCGAATCGTGGCTGTCGCTGGCCTCCGACAAGAGTATCGGCGATTATTACCCGGCTATTTTGGCAACCGATGGAAATGGAAGCAGTTTTGCCCGATTGCTGACAAATACCTCTACAAACACCGTAACCACCTTGCGGGTGGGCAATGTGTGGTACTCTGCTTTCAAGGTAAAATTTTTCAGTGACGGTACTACTCCGCCGATACTTCCTGTCGGACAGAGCGACACATTTCCGGGGGACGATTCGATAGGGACGAATTTGAAGGTGACATTGTTCCTTATCGATAAGAAGTCGTTCGAATACTGGACAGGGGTCGACAAACAGATTACCGTGGCGGATTATTTCCCCATACCCACATCGATAGCCATGACAGCCGAGATAAACAGCACATATACCCCGATTAAAATCGTGGATTTCACTTTCCTTTCGAGTTACTTTCAGGTGCGTATCAGTTTTCCGAACGGAAATCCTCCGGTGGGTGAGAAATACACCTTCCGTATTTCGGGGTCCGGATTCCTCGCGATCTATGATTACGAATACAAGGGAACTGGGATTCTCATTTTGAATATCCCTTTGGGGACGACGCATCCGGACCTTCCACCGGGAACCCATACCTATTATTTAACCTGTTCCGTGTATGGGGTCTCCTCGTCGGGCGAGGCCGGCGTCCAACTCGACTCCCTATCCAAAAACGTGACATTCGACATTCCCGACAGCGGGATTATCAGTTAACCATAAATACAAAACATTATGATTGAGTTAGTAAAAATCAGCGAAAACATCAGCCGTTCGTTCAACGGAAAAGAGACTGTGGAAACCCTGCAAGCGGTCAATTACCGAATTGTGGAAAACGGTGTGGAAAAAGGCCATGTCACTGTCGGGCAAGGCAGTTTTAACATGAATGTCTATTCCATGACCTCCACGGTCGAGGAGACGAAAGCTCTGGTTGAAAAAATGTTCAACGCATTATCCGATGGCAGCGATGAGTGAAAAAAAGTACGAAGAGAAATACTCATGGGAGGATATTAAGTTTACCATTGGCTTTGAGGACAGAAACAAGCAGCCCATCGATGCCGAGACGAAGAAGTTTAAGTTCATCTACAAGGACGAGGCCGGTTGTTGTTGCGAAGTGAGTTACGACGGAAAGACACGTAAAAACTGTGTGTACCGTGACGGCGTGCTGTACGGCATATTCAATTCCGGGACTTTCCGCTATGGCTTGCTCACGGTCGAGAGACACTACTGGATAGAGGATGCCGACTTCGACGACGGCAAATGGAACTATGGAGGAGTCGACAAAACCAATATAATCATCAAGTAGTATGGCAGATAATGATTGTACAATCGTTCATGAGCAGGTGGTAGTGCCTGACCCTGTGGTGGCGAAAGAGGTTGTTACCCTCCCGGGAGAGAAAGGCGACAAGGGAGACCCTTTTACCTACGACGATTTTACGCCGGAGCAAATCGCCGAGCTTCAACGTCCTGCGACAGAAGCGGCGGCAGTTGCCAATCAATCGGCTGAAAAGGCGAACAAGGCGGCCACGGATATAAAGGCTCTCGGCGACACGTTGACGGCGGAAGAAGCAAAACGGGAATCGGCAGAAAGCAGCCGTGCCTCGGCAGAGAGTGAGAGAGCCGAAGCGGAAGTTCAAAGAGAGACGAGTTTTTCCCAAATGCAAACTACCCTTGAAGGGCTTATTACGGATACCCGCACAGCCACATCGAACGCCAACACAGCGGCGGGAAATGCAGAGAATGCCGCAACGGCAGCGAACAACTCGGCAACTCTCGCTAATGAGGCAGCCGATAAAGCGAACCAAGCGGCGGAGAGCATAGACAATAAAATCTCCGGGAAACAAGACAGATTGATTAGTGGAGATAACATCGAAATAAAAGACAATGTTATTTCTGCGCAGGGGATAAACGGGAAATTATTCGAAGATACGAGTAAAACCTACCAGCTGTATTATTTTAAAAACGGTTTGTTCTTTTATTGCAACAAGGATAGCAGGCTTGCCTGTTGGAATGAACAGACAGGAGAAGATACCGTTTATGACGAAATCCCGTTAAATATACATTCATATCAATATATTAGAAACTCTTGCTTCGTTTATAAAGACGGTAAAATCATTGTACCTAACAGTAGTGCCATCACCTGCTGGGATTTAGATACACGAACTAAGATATGGACTTTATCAGAACCGTACTATAATTGCAACTTCATCGAATATAAGGACTTCGTTTATTTTTACAAAAATGATGGCGTTCTACGACTGATAGATTTTGAAACCGGTCTCACTGAAAAAGAATTCGATCTGAAAGAATTGTCCGGAGCCTCCATTTCAGATATTCAGAATTTCGGACAATGCGAATACAACGGATTCAATTATTTCCTGTCGTACAGTAATTTGTTTAAAATCGACAGTTCCAACGGCGATATTTCATTTGTAGGGAAAATAGAAGGTTCAGGATATAACATTATCGTCTATTTCAACAGTGCGGCTTATGTTATCAGCCATCAAAAGATTTGTACGATAGAGATGTCAAACATAGAGAACGGAACTCTTGCCAAGAAAAACGAAGCGGGATATACCATGAATACTTATGTTAATGTTTCCCCAAGCGATTCATTGATGGGCAATGCGATTTATGGTTATAGATATAAACTCACTTTCAACAGCTTGTACTATAATATTTATGTATATGCAGATATAAATATGGACGAATATGTCGGGAGAGTGATAAAAGGAGATTTCGGGTATATTCAGATACCTAACCCGAATTTGGGAAATGGAAAACTTCTGTATCCGAGGTATAAAAAATTCAATTGATATGATACAAGTTAAAATATACGACGAAAGAGTCACTAATATTTATTATGGCGAAACCCTGATAGAAGGATTCATACGAATAGAATCTATCCCATCTCCCGAAGAGATACCCGGAAAAATACCCGTGATGTATTACCGGAACGGTGCGATAGTCTATGAATACGAGGAAGCACCGGAAGCGACGGAGGACGGAACGGAAACACCTCCCGTACCAATGGACTACGGAGAAACGGTAAACGGATTGATCCGTCGGAAATATACCTTGTCGGAGGAGTTGGCGATACTTCGGCAAAGAGATACGAAAGCAGAGGAGTTCGAGTCTTATAACGCCTATGCGGAATCCTGCAAAGAGGAAGCCAGATTGTTAATCGAAAAACAGAAACATTGATATGGGAGGGATAAACGAGGCTACGGAGGTAGCCAGAGGGATAAGCGAACAGGGGTTCTTGGTGATGACCGCAGCATTCTTCTTGGTGTTGTCGGCCATGATGATGGTGGCCTGCTTCAAGTGGTTCAAATCGATTATCACCAAGAGCATGGAGGATTACGGAGAATCCCTGAAAGAGCTTATCGAAAGAACGAACGACCAGAATAACATGTTGTCCGACATATCGGAAGGGTTGAGGCAGGAAACCTTGTTGCGCTTGAAAGTGGTTATAAGCAACGCTATTGACTTGTCTGTCGAGCAGGTATGCCGGATTATTAAAGACGTCCGAGAGGAGAACAACATCGACAAGAAGGAGCAGACAAAAAAGAAAATACACGCAAGGGTGTGGAATGTTCAAGACGAGCGGGCAAACGGCTTTAACTATTTCACCTATCACGGCAAGAAGCTCTCCGAGTTCACCAACCCGAAATGGGGTGAATGGGTGGCTGACGTGGTAGAGAGCGAGGTCTATTCTGACAAAGTTAACAACGGTAGAGCCTATGCCAATGTGAAGCAAGTTTACGAAAGGATAAAACACGATTTTTTTAACAGATTAGAAAATGGAAACGATGAAAGCAATTTATGACAAATTGGTAAAGTGGATTGAAAATATTCCCCATGACAAGCTGCTGCATTTTATCGCAGGAGGTGTCATCGCCTCTTTCTTCGCCATCGTGATAGGTGCGACGGCGGAATATTGTGTGCTGTTCTCTTCCATAGCGGGCTGTATCAAGGAGGCTGTCGACGAGTGGAGGAAGCCGGGGGCTTGGTCGTATGCCGACTTGCTGGCAACCATACTGGGCGGGCTGGTGATTCAAATCGAGGTCTGGATTGCCTGACGAAAAAAAAGAATTTTTATAACCCGGCGACGGGAAAGCGTTCTTTGACTTCTTGGAATCACCGTTTGTTTACATTATACAATTAAATTAAAAATATAGTTATGTCATTGTTATATTAATAACAAATTATAAATTTGCAAATATTTAGAATTGTCGTCGTGACTTTATTATGTTTGTATTGTATAAAACATGTCAGTTCTTAAAGTAAAATCAGATGAGAACATTCATGCCGCAAATTTGTTAATAAATAAGAGCTTATTTACGGCTTCTGTACATTGTTCTTATTATGCTGCGTTCCAAATGTCGAAATATATCTTGGCTAATTTTTGCGATGTTGGATATGAAGAACAGGATAATAATTCAAAAGGTCAAGGTTCTCATAAATATGTTTCGACTGTTATGAGCGATAATCTTGAAAAGCGGAATAAATTTTGCATGATTGATTATAACAGGCATTACAAAACAATAAAATTCTTGCGTAACAAAGCTGATTATTCGACTGGTTTGATTGATAAGGAGGAAGCTGAAGAGGCACTTAAATCATCAAGGAGTATCATAAGTTTATTAATTTCTAAATATTGTGAGTTATGAATGCAACGGATTTTATTATCTCCAAACTTAAATCGATTTCCTCGAAAATATCGGGAATAGGGATTAAGTATGCTTATGACAGACCTACTGATTTCCATATCGTGGAGATTTCACCTGAAAGCATAAGACTGAATGACGAGGAATATTTGGAAATGGAGTATATGCTATGGAAAGAATTTCAAAATTCATTCCCGGAAGAAGATTTATTGGTCACAGGTGTAAAAAAAATGAATAATATGGATAATATCCTATTTGAAAAGTCACTTCCTGTTGACTATGGGAAATATAGCTCTTTTAACCCGTTTTTTTCTATAAGGTTTAAACTTAGCCGTAAAGAAAATATCAATACAAATCAAGAGTATTCATATATAAATGAGTCATATAACATAGCAGCATAGCATAATCATGGAAGAAAAGAAAGCGAAATTCAGATTATTAGATTTTAAGGTCGAACATTCCCATTTTGATATTGATACAAATAATATAAAAGAAGGTGATACTGACTATTCTATCGAGGTGGGAAGGCAGAATGGTATCAACGAGGAGAAACGAATATTCCGTCTTGGCCTTATGGTTAATATAAAAGATGCTAACAATGCAGTCAATATATCGGTTGAAATTGCTGGATTCTTTGAATTTGATTCTGATTTGGATAATCAAGCGAAGAATAATTTCTTCATGATAAACGCCCCTGCGATTCTTTTCCCCCATGTGAGAGCCTATGTTTCGGCATTGACTGCTTTATCGGGATTAAAACCGATTATTTTGCCGACAATAAATTTCTCGGCACACAAAAATAAAGACGATTAAAGATTGTATTTCAATTTGCTTCAAGCGGTGATTCTAAAAAAGTCACCGCTTTTTTTGTCGCCAAAAATGAAGAATGGATATGAAATACTTCACGATGAAAGAACTCACAAAGAGTTCGACGGCAGATAAACTGGGTATAGACAATACCCCGACGACCGAAGTATCGGTTGCGCTGTCGAACCTTGTCACCCATGTTTTAGACCCCTTGCGGGAGATGTACGGGAAGGCGATAACCGTCAATTCGGGCTATCGTTGTCCCAAACTCAATGCCGCCGTGGGTGGGGCGAAAAGCAGCCAGCACATGAGGGGTAATGCGGCGGATATAACGGCAGGGAGCAAGACGGAGAATAAGAAGCTGTTCGAGTTGATTCGGGATAACCTTCCCTTCGACCAGTTGATTGACGAGAGCAATTACAGTTGGGTGCACGTGTCTTATGTGTCGTCATCGAAGAACAGGAAACAAATACTGAGCCTATGAGACATATCGTATTCCTATTGTTGTTTTTGGCTATCTTGGCTGCGACGAGTTGTACCAGACATGTGTATGTTCCGGTGGAAACGACAAAGAGCGACACGGTGTATCTGAATCGTGTGCAGCTCGATTCCATATACATGCGGGACAGTGTTTTCATCGAGAAATCGGGAGACACGATACGTGAGTTCCAATACAAGTACATATACAGGTTCAAGGACAGAATCGATACGCTGTATATATCCAAGACGGACAGCATACAAGTACCCTACCCCGTCGAGGTAGTAAAGTACAAGACTCCTCAATGGTGCTGGTGGACACTCGGTGGCATTGTCTTGCTGCTTGTCCCTTACATCGTGAAATGGATAACAAAATTGAAAGGACTGGGTTTCTTGATATAATTTGATTTACGACTCCTTCCGGGGCTTCGGAGTATAAAGAGGAAAGCCTCAATCTCTTGCTGCTCTTCCAAAACTAACAAGAGACAACATCACGGGGAATGTTACGAGGCTTTCACAGCCTTTAAACAGGAACGTGATGTTTTTTATTGTGTCAACAATCTATAATTTAACAAATATTTAAAAAGGCAAGAGATATGAAAACCAATGAAATCTTTGAACACGTCTTGCAAATCGTTTGCGAGGAATGTGAGCTGTGTTACGGCGAATTGATTAACGGTGCGAACAAAAATGCGGTCGACGCACGTTGCCTGCTCATCTGTGCGTTGGTATCGCTCGGCTTCTCCGAGGAGAACACCGCCGCTTATCTTTCCATGACCCGACAGGGAGTGAACAAATTGAAAAACAGCCTGAAACAGCGGTGTTCGGGAAGTTTTATTCTGACAACGACAAATCAACGGGTCAGCAACAGGATAGCCACCGAAATCCGAGGATAGCAACGGCAATAGCCATACGTTTGTATGCGGCCGATATTGGCCGTAACCATCAATTATATCTATATGGAAAGAACGTATGTTTTCAATCAAGAGCCCAATGGTGGCGGAAGCAAGTTCGACATCATGGCTTTATTGCCCAACCTGATGGGCGGTAAAGGGGTCGATCCCGGACTCTTGGCCCTTCTCAATCAGGGAAGGAACAATCAGGACGCTTGGGGCGGAGGCATGTGGTGGATTTGGATTATCCTGCTGTGGTTCTGCTGGGGCGGTAACGGATTCGGAGGTTTTGGCAACCGGGGCGGGCTTCCTGCCGAGCTGAACGGCGATGTCGGACGTGAATACCTGATGTCGGCCATTCAAGGGAACGGTAATGCCATCAACCAACTCGCCTCGTCCTTTAACTGCTCTACCCAACAGTTACAATCCGCCTTGTGCAACATTCAGGGCTTGATTCAGGGTGTCGGCAACCAAGTGGGCATGTCCGCACAACAGATCATCAACAGCATTCAATCGGGTAATTGTACGCTGGCTACCCAAATCGCAGATTGTTGCTGCAAGACGCAAAACGCAATCGAGAGACAAGGATACGAAACCCGTATCGCCACTTCGGAACAAACCCACTCCCTCGTGGACAGCGGCAATGAGAACACTCGTGCCATTTTGGCGAAGCTGGATTCTATCCAAACTCAGGCTTTACAGGACAAGATCACCGCTTTGACGGCAGAGAAGGCTACTTTGGCGGCTGAAATCTCCCAACGGAACCAGAATGCGACCATTCTCAATGCGGTAGGGCAACAGATTGCTCCCCTCGCTGCCGGTTTGCAGGCTCTCCAAAGCGATGTGGACGGCATCAAGTGTAAATTGCCCAATACCGTTCCCGTGGTATATCCGAACATTCAGGCTGTAAACACGGACTTGTACCGGGCTGCCGCTTATGGAGCTTATGCGGGCGATGTCGCATACGGGCGCAGCGGTTACGGATGCGGTTGCAACAACTACTGGGGTTAATTCCAGTAAGAAAGGAGGTATATATGTGGCCTAACTTTTTTACAGGGTTTCCCTTTCCGTTCCCGACGCTGGGCAGAGTGAATTACAACACTCTTCCTACGGTGGCGGTGACGGTCGGCACGGAGAACGTGACTTTGGAACTCCCAAACCATGCGTTCCGTAACAGGGACTATGTGGGAGGATTCTATATCAATCTCCGTCAGGCGATACCCGCCGGAACGACCGCAACGCTTCCCATTCTCATCGGGACGAATGGGGACACGAGACCTCTGCTGGCTTACAACAACGAGCCGGTGACGGTAGAGAATATCGCCGGTACGGGGATCTATGAAATCCATTACAACAAGTACACCAACGAAGTGTACCTTGTCAACGGTGGGTACAGACCTACTACGGCGACGGCGGCAACCAACGTCGCTGCCAAAAGCAAATAATTAACCGGGGCTGCCTTTTATCGGGCAGTCCCATTAAATCAAAAAACTATGTTTCAGAATCTTCGAGCAAACAACCAGTTATTTATCCTTCATAAGGACGAAAATCCCTTAGTGGATATAGGCTCCGTCGTCAGCGTTTCGGCTGCGAAGCCTAAGTACCCCATGCCGACACCTATCGGGCAGATACCCCAGATGGAAATGGTGGTGGACGTGGTGGTCTGTGTGAACGGGCAGAACACCACGTTCCAGAACTTGCCGGCAGGGGCGGACATCGCTGACTTCGGGCAAAACGGCAACATCGTCATATCTTGTTCCAGAGAGGCCATGAACTCGGAAGTGTCGGCTATCCGGCAAAAGAGCTTGGACGAACTGAACCGGCGTAATTACCACGAGAACGTGATTGCCGGGTGCGACAAGATATTGACAATTTTGAATCCCGAATTTGCGGAGAAGCAAAGGCAGGAGCAGGAGATTGCCACCCTCAAAGGGCAGATGTCCGAAATGAGCAGAAGCATGGCGGACTTGATGGCCATGAACAAGAAACTGATGGAACAGCTCAGTGTTTCTGAAACTTCTAAAAACAAAAAGTAATATGGGAATGTGGTCAATATTAGAAGAAGGCCGTGGATATGAAGGATTCAATGAACGCGGCGGTAGAGAGCTCGAAATGGCCTACAAGGAAGGTTGCGAGCACGGCTACAAGAAAGGCTATGAAGCTGCCATGCGGGAAATGCAGGGCGGCGATATGGGCTTCCGTGGCAATAATGGCGGCAGTTACGGCGGCGGGAATTATGGCGGAGGTTCTTCCAGTGGAATGAACAACCGTTATGCTCCCGGTTGTCCTCCTTCGTACTATGACGAAATGGGGGAACGCAGACGCAGACGTGCCAACGGCGAGTTCTATTAATCGGGAGGGGAGAAATCCCCTCTCTTTTCAAAAACATAAAAAAGCAGTGTTATGAACCAACGATTAGACATTTATGATATTTTCCCCTCCGGCATGACGGAGTACCTTTCCCGATACGGCTGGCACTTCTCCAAGAACATGTGCGAGTGGGCGGTTTCCAGAATGAAGGCCGAAAACAAGGCCACCGGAAAGAAAGAGGAGATAAAAGCCCTTTCGAAAGAAGATGTGGAGGTCATCTTGACACAGGCGGGCGTGAAGCTGGAAAAGGCCAAAGGGTACGACCATGTATTTGTCGCCAATATGGGTAAGGCCGACTATCTGGAATCATCGATTCCCGACGATACCCATTTGGCATTGTTCGTAAAAGACTATATCGACGACCCTGACGGTTACGACGGGTTGCCCTTTACACGTTTCTATGCTGACTGTATAGGTTCGTGTACTCCGATCATGTGGGAAGATATGTTATAAAACATGATTGTTCAGGATTTCTACATAGCGAAATACGACTGGCACGTAAGGGTTTTTTACGCCGTTACCACCTACTGGACAAACACCATACTCCGGGAGCTGGAACGGATCGGTTGTACGGGGAGTAATCTGGAAAATGCTTTCAGAAGTTTGTCGTCCGGTAACTTGAATACAGGACTTACCTATTCCAATTTCGAGCATCGACGGACGGTGATGGTAATTGCCATGACGACGAGTCCCGAACAGTTCCAAAACTCTTGGGACCATGAAAAGGGGCATTTGTGCAGGCATATATCCCGGACGTTCGGCATTGACCCTTACGGGGAGGAAGAACAGTACCTTCGGGGATATATCGGGCAGAAGATGTTCCCCGTGGCGAAGAAGTTCCTATGTGAGTGTTGCAGAAATAAATTAATTCGGGAAATACATGGAGATAGCTAAAATCATACAAGCCATCTGTTCCGGCAAGTCGAGGAAGGAGGTTTATAACCTGCTTTCGCCGGAAGAGAAGGATACCTTGAATCGGTTTGCCGATAACGGTCTTTTGAACAGGAGAATGAGGCGAAAATTTCAAAGGAATATTCGGAAATGCAAATGATGAACAGGGAAATGCCGGGGTGGGAAGCTCCGGCATTCGTGTTTAATTCTATTCCATTCATTTTTGTGGAAAATTTTCCACATCATTCGTGTTTTGTTAAATATTGATAAATCATAAAATATTTATACTATAATATTTTGTATATACAATAAAATGGAGTATCTTTACCATGTAATCAAAAACAAACAGTAACCAATTAACATAGAGTCATGTTACAGAAAGGTACAGAACAATACAAAGAAGCTCAGGAATTATCCAACAGACTTCAACAGATTGCTAGCTATGAAAGATGGAATAATAACAATTCGTATGAGTTGCATTTCAACCCGTTCTATCAGTTTTTATCACGAATAATAAACCTGAATGTTTTTGCCTCCAACGTTGCAAAGACTATCGATGAAAAATGCACCTATCCGAGTTTCAAGATTGCCAACATGTCGAGTAAGCAAGCATGGATACTTGCCTGTGCGGCGATCGAGAATAACATAAATCTTGAAGATTGTTATACCCCTGTATGGGCTAGATGATTATAAATAAAATTACTTATATATGGAAACAAAAAGAACAATGGTATTATCATTTCATGTTTGCCGAGGAGGCAGATTCTTTAACCCCGGCCACGTTGAATTTGTTGGAGAAAAAACATTCTCAGATGTGTGTAGCATGTTGTCAGATCGCTTGTTCACGAAAAACAGGGACGAGCATGGGAGGTTCTGCAAGCCCTATATTGCAGACGAAGTGGGCACTGTCGTTAGTGAGGACGACGAGAACGGAAGAACCGGAGAGATAGACTTCGATGGTGATTATGACAGATATTATACTATCGAGATAGAGGATATAGACGACCTCAGCGACTCGGAATTGGAAGCCATAAGGGAGTATAAAGGGTATATAAGCGAAGATCTTGAACGGCTTATTAAAGTCAGTGACGACGAGGAAAACGAGGAGGACGAAGAATGAAAAGGGAATTTCCGCTATTCATTGTAGACCATAACCGGGCGCACAAATTCGGAGAAGTGGACTTCATATACTGTTCGGACATAGACAATGGCTTTATCGCCAAAGTCGAGTATATAGAAGGCATTGTCGAGGAAGTCGGAGAGGATTACCGTATAGAGCCCGGATTGTCAGGGTCGAATCTCTCCGCAAAGATCAGCATTAAGCGTATTACAGGTAAAAATCCTGATAAAACTAAAATACGAGGCCTTTTAAAACAGGCTATGAAGTATTATACATCGCTGTCGACATTCTCGGCAGACATCGGCAATATTACGGTGCGACAAATGGTGTTGTTCATTGATACGCTGATTTTAGACGGTCGTAAGAATGCAATTGCAGCCGGAAGCGATTATAATTATAGGAATACGGTATTAACATCTATCGCATTTTTAGAGGCGATAAAGAAGGAATTGATAGGAGTATGACAATAGAAGATTTATCGAAAAAAGCGTGCGAGATTCGCAAAAAAAAAGGTTTGTCTCAATATAATATCTGGAAACAGGGTATGAACTTTGGGACTGTCATTGCCATTGAAAGTGGAAAGAATGTCAACTTGAACAACTTCCTTAAATATTGTGAGATTGTAGGTATTGATGTAACTTTGGAAGAGAAAGAGTAAAATGTCAGAATCTTGAAAGTGAATTTTCAAACAATCCTAATTGTTGCTATACCTCGGCCACCCATTTAACTATTATGGGTGGCTTTTTTATTTTTAATTTGATTGATAAAATCAATCACGCGGCGATTTGCTACATCTATTTTTTCAGAATCATAATCGATATAAATATCTGTTGTACGATTACCGAAAGAATGACCGAGAGCCATCGAGATAACATCTTTCGAGACACCTATCTTATGGGCTATTGTCGCCCAGCTATGACGGGCTGTATAGGTAGTGATGAAAGGCAGTATTGGAGATATTGTTTTAGCCCCGTGTTTACCCATTTCCACATTGCCAATTGAGCGAAGATTATTGTTCATTCGTTTTGCAAAATCCTTGTAGTTTTTATACCTATCTAATATGTTAAGCAGATATTCATCACCTTTATACTTGTCTATTATACTTTGCGCCTCAGGCTCCACCTTTATAGAATATAATTTATGAGTTTTGGCACGTATATATTCAATCCTTCCGTTTACAAGCTGCTCCTTTTTCAAATTACATAAATCAATAATGTTTATGCCTATTAGGTAAAAAATTAACATAAAGAAGTCACGATATTTCTCTTGGTGCTTGTCGCAATCAAAATCCATCAATTGTACGAGCTGTTCGGCCGTAATAGCCCTCTTGGCCGTCGCAGCCTTCTGAATTTTAAATTTTCTGAAAGGGTAGGCCATAGTCACATCATTGTCTATCGCGTCGTTAAACACAGCCCTTATGTTCCTCAAATGAACGCCACGCCCATTTACCGAGGGGACACTTTCTTCCATATAAGACTCAAACCGTTGCAGCCAACTCTTGTTTATATCCTCGAATTTAATTGGATTTTCACCTATGTATGACCTTATCTTGTTCAGCGTTGCCGCATATATTTCTTTTGTCCGTCCCTTCTTTGATTCAACGAATTTTTTAAAATAATCAACGAATAAATCATTATTTATTTCTTCATCTTCTGTATTAGAAACCCTTATAGCGGATAAAAAGTAATTCTTTATGGCATGTGAGGACATTCTGTCTATTTCACCGCTTCTGATGAGTTCAAGTATTCTAATGTTTACATCGGCTACAATTTGCGCAATAAAGCTGTTTAATACCTGCCTATGAGGGTGAGCCACGATCTTGTTGTTAACGGAATCCCATTGTTCACTTGACAGAGATATATTAATGTTTAACAATACACGTTTATTCCTGTGATTGATTCCCAATTTGAGAGGCGACGTGCCGTTCTTCTTTTTCGTTCTAGTGTCCAAGTACAACTTTACAGAGGCCATATTTCACAAGTTTTTTGCACGGAATTTGCACGGTTTTGCAACCGAATGCACCGAAATGCAACAAAAATACACAAAAAATCGGCTATATAAAAATGCTTTATAACATGTTTTTAATCAGAAATACAAAAGAAAAGCACCAAAAATCAATTGATTTTCAGTGCTTTATAAATCAGTCGGGGTGACAAGATTCGAACTTGCGACCACACGCCCCCCAGACGCGTACTCTAAACCGGGCTGAGCTACACCCCGCTGAATTGGTAGTGCAAAAGTAGTGGTATTTTCTATACTGACAAAATTTTGAACAACTTTTTTACTCCTGTTTTTCTTCGAAATTTCCTAATTGCTTGCAAGAGAGTCGGTAGGGGTTATAATTTAAATAGGTCGCGGTATAGGTCGAATGCTACGAATATTTCTTCCTTATCGACGTGACAGTCGATGACCGGTTTGCCGATGGTTTGTAATAATGTGAAGTTGATGTATCCGGCTTCGTTTTTTTTGTCGTGGGTCATCAACTCGTAGAGTGTTTCGTAGTCCTTACAGGTAATGGGAAATGCTCTGTAATGGCGATAGATGTATGCTGCCAATTCGGAGATTGTTTCGGACGGAAATTTCAGATAACGGTGGGAGAGTAGTAATTCGCATATGAGTCCCCAAGCCACGGCGAATCCGTGAGGTATGGGTGTTTCCCGCTTGTGTGAAAGGCTCTCGAATGCATGGCCGATAGTATGACCTAAATTCAAGGCTTTGCGTATTCCTTTTTCAAAGGGATCTTCGGCGACGATACGTTCTTTGACTTGTATCGATTCTTTGAGCAGTGGCAGAAGTTTTTCCCAATCGGGCATGGACAAGTCGAAATCGAGCAATGAACGGTAGGTGGCCGGATTGTCGATAAGTCCGTGTTTCAGCATTTCGGCGTATCCCGACAATAATTCGTTCTGTGGCAGTGTCTGAAAGAATTGTGTAGAGACGATGACCGTATCGGCCGGGCGAAAGGCTCCTATTTCATTTTTCAATCCGTTGAAATTTATTCCTGTTTTTCCTCCTACGGCGGCATCTACTGCTCCTAATAGGGTTGTGGGGATATTGATGAAACGGATTCCTCTTTTGAAACAGGCTGCGGCGAAACCTCCCAAGTCGGTGACCATACCTCCTCCCAAGTTGATAAGAAGCGATTTTCTGCTGGCTCCCTTGTGGCTCAGTTCGTTCCATACGTGAACGAGTGTTTGGAGTGTTTTATGGGTGTCGCCGGCTTCGATCGTAATATATTGGGCTTGTGTGGATATGTTTTTCGATATTTCGGGTAGGGCGAATTTTTGGGTATGTGTGTCGCAGAGTATAAAAAGGGTATCGAAAGAAAAGTTTTCGAGCATATTTTTAAGGGTTTCGCCGGGTGTGGCGGTGAATATGATTTTTTGCGACTCCATACAGATGATATTAACGGGTGATTTTTAGCGTGTGTATAAGTTCGTCGACATGATTGGCGAAATCGGGCATGGACGGGAAAACCATATCGGCTCCGGCTTCGATGAGCGTCTGTGCCGGAATGGGGCCTGTGTTGACTGCTATGGTAAATATTTGTGCTGCCGTACCGGAGACTACCCCTAGGGGTGCATTTTCGATGACAATCGCTTCGTTCGCTTTGACTCCGGCTTTGGAAAGTCCCATTAAATAGGGCTCGGGACTCGGCTTCCCAATCTTTACGTCGTATGCCGTCACCTTATATTGCTGTTCGAATACACCGGGATAATCGTGGTCTAGCCGATCTAAGAGAGAACCTTGTCCCGAACCTGTGACCAGTACAGGGCGTATGCCGTTACCGATGATTCGTTGCAGCATGAGGTCGGCTCCCGGCATGGGGACGATTTTTTCCAACGCGTTGAAATGTTTTTCCTTGATTTTATAAATCTCGGCACACTCGTCATCGGACACCTGTTTCCCGAAATGTTTGTCGAACAAGTATTTAATTGTACTGGCTCCTGTTCGTCCTTCGTATAGATAAAATTCATCTTTGGAACATTTGAATCCCATAGGGGTGAGTGTACGATACCAAGCTTCGACATGATTTTTCATCGAGTCGTAGAGAACTCCGTCCATATCGATAAGCGCGGCCTTAGGAGTAATGCAAGGCACGTTGTGCTGTAAAAGATAGTTTTTAATAGCGATATTTTCCAA